ATAAATTAGAAGAACATAATGAAGAGGTTAAAGACCTTGATGTTAAATGGAACGCAAGGGTAACTTTGAAAACTTTAGAAGAGGTAATGGAGCGTGGAATCGGTGCTTATAAATCTGACCCCACTTCGGTTAGACCAAACGTATCCAGCCCAGAGCAATGGGGGTATGCCAGAGTAAATTCATTCCTTTTTGCTTTAAGAAAAGGAAGGTTTCAAGGTGGTAAACATGACACCGATTTACTGCCTAAAGAGCATCCAGTAAGATTAGAAATGGAAGAAAAAAATTTAGATATTATGAAAAAGCATGAATTAAGACACATTCAAAAGATTGAAGAAACCGATGACTCAATCATTATTTATTATGGAAAGAATGTGGATGACGTTGAGATGATTGACGAACAAGAAAAAGAGATGGATGAAGCAGACCACTATCCTAGCCATGAAGAAGAAGAAAAAACTGAAATAAGAACTAATCCTAATCAAGAGGTTAGAACCTTTGACATTCAAGATTTAGAGTTAAGAATGGATGGAGATAAGCCAACAGTTGTAGGTTATGGAGCGGTATTTAATTCAGAGTCAAATGATTTGGGAGGATTTAGAGAGTACATTGCACCAGGAGCTTTTGATGGTAGGTTAGAAGATGACGTAAGATTTTTAGTTAATCATGACGCTAATCTAATCCTAGCAAGAACTACAAATGGAACATTAAGACTTTCAGTAGATGAAAAGGGTTTAAGATATGAAGCTGATTTACCTAATACTTCAACCGCTAGAGATTTAATGGAGCTTTTAAAGAATGGAACTATAAGCCAGTCTAGCTTTGCATTTACTGTTGAAGATGACTCTTGGGAGTTAAAAGATGGAATGAACATTAGAACCATTAATAAGGTATCTCAATTATATGATGTAAGCTCGGTTACTTATCCAGCTTATAACGATGCAAGTAGCTCCGTAGCTTTGCGCTCTATGGAAGAGTGGAAAGAAAAAGAACAAACTAAAAAGCTAGAAGAGAATTTAGATAAAGAAAAAATAGAGGCACAAAAAGAGGAACAAGATTTAATAAACCGCAGCCTCCATAAAATGCGAGTGCAAATCTTGAAAAATAAATTTTAACAATAATTTTCTATAAATGAAAACATCAAAACTTTACAAAGAGGAAAGAGCTGAAGTTATCGAGAAAATGGAAGGTCTAGTAGCATCTGCTGAAGGACGTAACATGAGCGATGACGAAAAAAGCAACTTTGACTCTTTAAATGAAAAAGTAGAGGAGTTGAATAAAATGTCAGTAAGAGCTGAATCATTTGAAAAACTACAAGCTACAAAAGCAATCAAAGAAGTTACTGAAAATACTCCAAAAGAAATTAGAGAGTATTCTTTCCAAGATGCAATGCATCAAGCTGCAACTGGTCGTCTTTCTGGACTAGTTAAAGAAATGGACCAAGAAGCACGTAACGAAGCACGTTATACTGGACAGTCTTTCAAAGGTATTGCTATACCATCTTCAATTCTAACAAGAGCTGCGGTTGCTACTGCTGCTGGTAATGCAACTGAAGTAATGGCATGGACTGACCAACTAGAAGCAAATTTAGTTCTAGCTTCTGCTGGTGCTAATTTCTACTCTGGTGTAGATAACATGAAATTCCCAGTATTTAGCTCAATCAACTCTGGTTTCGTTGCTGAAACTGGTGGCTCTGCTCCAGCTGCTAACGGTACTGCTACAAGCTTAACTTTATCTCCAAAGAAGTTAATCTCTATTGTAAATGTATCTGCTGAAGCTATCGCTCAAAACGCTTCTATCGAGAACGCATTGAGAAGAAACATGGCTCAATCAGTAGCTGCTACTTTAGAAGCTGCGTTATTAGGAACTGGTGATGTATCGAACGCACCTACTTCTATCTTTGCTGATGCTGCTGCTGGTTCTACTGCTGCTTTCTCTGCTGATTCTGCTTTAGCTTTAGAAACTACTGTTTTAGGAAACGGAGTACAATTAGAAGGAGCTAGAATGGCTTACTTAGTAGACATGAAATCTTATGCAACTGCTAAAGCTGCTGCTCAAGTTTCTAATGTTTCTCCTTTGTATGATACAAGAGATAAGACTATCAATGGCTACTTTGCTTTTGTTTCTAGTAATGTTGGTAATGGCGGTGGCGCTACTAAAGACCACGCTCTTTATGGAGACTTCTCTAAATGCCACATTGCTCAATTTGGTGGGTTAGACGTTATTTATGACATCTACACTAACGCTGGAACTGGGGAGCCAAGATATGTATTAACTTCATTAGTTGACGGTGATTGTGTACAAAATGACACAGCTTTCGCTAGTCTAATTGAAGCATAATTTTATTTAATTGGAGGGGGTTAATCCCCCCTCTATTTTTTTATTTGAAATGATAAGAAACTTATACGACTATAATTATTTGCCTTATGGTAAGCTTTCTCTTGTAACTGCTCCGACATCAACCGCAGTAAGTTTAACTGAAGCTAAAACTCATTTAAGGTTGGACTCTGATTTTACTGCTGACGATACTTATATCTCAACATTAATTGATGTTGCTACTAATATGGTCGAGGAGTTTACTAGAACCAGAGTAATGGCGCAAACGGTGCTAATTAGCTTTGACCAATTTTATGATGTAATGAATCTCCAATTAGGAGGTGCTACTTCGATAACTCATGTAAAATACTTCGACACCAATAACGTAGAACAAACTTTAAGTGCTACTGAATACGCAGTCGATTTAAAAAATAAACCAGCTTTATTATATGAAGCTGAAGATGGTAATTATCCCGATACCTACGAAAAACCAAATGCAGTAAAAATAACTTTTGTAGTTGGCGAAGCTAGTGCTGATGATGTAGTTGCTGCAATCAAACATGCAATTTTAATTATAGTAGGTCGATACTACGAAAACCGTCAAGATGTAATAGTAGGAAGTCAAGTAAATACTGTTCCATTGATGGTTGAAAGATTATTAACTCCATATAGAGCTTACGACTTTTAATGATATTTGGAAAACTAGATACAAGATTAACGCTATACAAGCAAACATTTACATCTAACTCCTATGGGGAGAGGGTAGTAAGTGCGCAATCTATTGCTTATATCTATGCTGATTTTGATTATAAATCTGGAGGCACTAAATATGAAGCGGACTTTTTAGAAAATACGGAGGTCATTCAAGCAATGATTAGATACAGAACTAACATAGGAGCTTCTAATGAATATATTTTACAAAATGGCTCTAACTATTATAGTATTAAAAGCGTAAGGGAAATAGGTCGAAAAGACTACATGATGCTAACGCTAGAGCTTAAAGACGTTGCTGATATAAACATATTTAACAACATATACTCTTTAGAATTTGATGGTGTTGATGACCAATTATTAACTAATGCTAATGGAACACTAGCAGATACTACTTACACCTTTTGGGCAAAAGCTTCTGCTGGTGGTGGTGGCAAAGGTGTACTAGGACATGGCTCTAATACTACTGGAGCATTTAACTTAACTTGGGGCGGTGGCACTAACGCCCTTCTATTTATGGCATCAAATGTTAATAGACAATGGGATTTAACTGGAGTTGTAGATGGCACATGGAAGCACTACGCTTTAGTTTTAGACGCTTCAGATATAACTGAATGCAAATTATACGTTAATGGCTCTGAAGCTACCGTAGCGAGTACAACTGCAAATGATACATTTAACACTTGGTCAACCGCTTTAAGAATTGGAACAGATACTGGAACTAGATTTTTTCCAGGTAATATAGATGAATTTGCTTGGTTTAATACAAAGCTAACAAGTACACAAATAGCTTCCGTTTATAATAGTGGAACGGTAAAGAATCTTATCAATGAAGATAACATCAAAGGATATTGGAGAATGGGAGATGGTTCAAGCTTTCCAATTATCATAGACCAAATTGGTTCTAATGATGGAACAATGACTAACATGAGTGCTAATGATATTGTAATTAATACTCCATGATATATACAATAGTTAACATAGCAAACATAGACATAATAGATTTTAGTCAAGTGCTAGAGTCTAAAGACCATTTAAGATATAATTTAGATGGTAATGAATTTATTGTAAAGTTTGAAGGAGAAACACCTAGCTTTTTAGATGGCTATACTCTTTACAATAAAAACGAAATAAAAGCATTTATTAACAATCCAGCCAATGGATGGACTGATGTACTATTATAATGGTTGGAGTTAATATAAATGAAAAAGAATTAAAGAATCTTATTAAAGATTTAGAGAGTCTTAATATGTCTGACACTAGAAACAAAACTCTGTTAAGGCAAGGAATGAGAAAAGCAGCAAAGCCATTACTTCAAGAGCTAAAGAGTTTAGTTCCTAAAAATACTGGTCGTTTAAGAAAATCTTTAGCGGTTATAAATGGAAAGAGTAGAAAAGGAGTACCACCTTCGGTTTATGTTGGTCCAAGAGTAAAGGGAGCATATAGAGATAAGTCTAAAAGTGGATTCTACTTTTTCTTTTTAGAGTATGGATTTTATGGTAAAACTGGAAAGAGATACCTTGACAAAGCTGCTAGTTCAAAAGGACCTCAAGCTCAAAATGATGTAATAAATCAAGTGAAAGCTTTGATTGATAAAAGAATGAAATGAATATAGGGAAAGCAATTTATAGCATCTTGAGTAATGATAGCTCGGTTAGTTCTTTAGTAGGCACTAGAATCTTTCCTAGTAGATACATTGATGAATCTGGAAAGTATCAACTTCCATTTATATCTTATCAGGTTATTAATGTTGAACCTAATAACACAAAGAATGGAGTTAGCACTTATGACTATACTACTGCTCAAATTAATATAGTAGGCAATAGTTATAATGATGTAATAACTTTAGCTCAAAATGTAAGAACCGCTTTAGACTATACAAGTGGAACTTATGAGGGCGTAGTTGTAGACAAGATATTTTTTGAAAATAGTGTTGAGGTCTTTGATGAAAACGCTGGGAGCGTTGGACTTTATCAAATATCTCAAGATTATAGATTAAACATAAATAGATAGATATGTATAAGATAAAACTTAAAAAGGATTATAGCTTCAGAGGAGTCGATTATAAAAAAGGCGAATCTTACGAAGTAAGCATAAAGGTATTTAGAGTCTTAAAATCTGAAGGGGTTTTAGACACTAAAAAGAAATCTAAAAAAGAGGATACTCTTGAAGATTTAGATAATTAATATATTAATTTTAAAATAATAAACAATGGCAATTTTTAACGGAACAGACCTAGTATTAAAGGTTCAAGCTGCTGCTGGTTCTGCTGATGAGTTTGTTATATTACATTCAACTAGCTGTACTATTGACATAGCTATGGATACGATTGACATCTCAACAAAAGACTCTGCTGGTAACAGAGAAATAATCGGTGGACAAAAAAGCTTTACTTTAAGTGCAGACGGTCTTATGGATTTTACAAGTAAAGCAACATCTACTGACCCAGATGAAATCTTTACTAATTTAGATAATAGAACTGCGGTTACATTTACTTTTGCTCTAGCTACTCCAGCAGGGTATAAATATACAGGAAGCGGTTTCTTCACTTCTTTAAGTATTTCAGGCGGTGTAGAAGATGCTCCTACATTCAGTGTAAGTATTGATGGAACTGGAGATTTAGTTCAGACTGCAATCTAATAATCTATTTTTGTTGGCGGGGTTGTACTTCGGTGCGCCTCGCTAACTTAATTAAACCAACAAAATTATGTATGAAATAGTAGTAATAAATAAAACCGATTATCCTCTCCGTTTTGGCATGAACTCGCTTCGTCTTTTCTGCAAAGATACTGGAAGAACTTTGCAAGATTTAGATAAGCTTGGTCAAGATATGAG